TCTAAAGTTCGAATTTGCTGAAGCTTGTAGACTTGGTATTGTTCCATATTCCTCGCCTATGTTAACCGTATAACGCTTAAACACATTAACCCCTTTTTTGATTCCTACTGAACCAGCGATTAAGTTGCTTATGTCATAGCTTAAATAGTTTTCTACTGTTCTATGTGCGTCAAAGTCGCATGTGCCGTCAGCGTAGTATGGAGGCTTTCTAAATTCAGCTACTACCGCTCCGCTCGCATCTCTTATTTGGATTCGGTATCTAAAGTTCGTTTGTGTCGTCTGATTTGACGAAGCTAAAAATATTAACGGGTCAAAACCACTTGAGAATAAGTCAGGCTCTTGTATGAATGTTATGCTCATTTGTTATAATATATTGATTTAAGGCTTAAATACCTTGCTTAAAATCGTTTATTACTTTAATCTCTATATCTTGGCCAAGTCCTTGCTGAAGTCTCGTCTCAAGGCGTTTAAAATTAGCCTCATCAAAAGTATCTGAATAGAATCGTGTTCCATCTATCCCTTTCTTTTTGATTGCTTCTGCCATTGACATTGCCATTTGAAAAGTTGTTTGAGTAACTCCGTTTTCGGATTTCTTTGCAGTTAGGCCTTTACGAATGATAAAGTTTTCTAATGACTTAATCATTGACGGAGGCGTTGACATCGTTCTAAATCTAAACCCACTTGGGTATTCTTTACTCGTATAAGTTTGACTCTTATTCCTTAAACCCTTAACACCTAAGTCAATGAACATATAGTAATCGTTCAAAGTAAATTTGAAGCTTACTGTGTCTTTGCTTACAAATGTCTGTTCAACTTGAATCGATTGAGCTAAGTTAGATTCGCTTTGTTTATGCTTTAGTCTTTGCCTGAGTAGTTGCCTCATGTGTTCAGCACTCTCATTGCCCCATTCAGTTAAGATTGAAGCTGCTTTATTGACCATCTCTTGAGTTAAATTTAATGCCATTGTTTTTTAGTTTTGCTTTGTTTATCGTTTAAGAACGCTAAGTGATTTAGAAAATCAAATATGTTCATCTTGTAAATTGATTGAAATTTGGTGATGTCTCCTTTAGCGAATAACTCGTCTATCGTGTTATACCATCCCCACTTATCAAAGAACCAATCTTTTTCTTTAGCTTCATCCACTTCAGTTTGATTAGTCTCTTCTTCATTGTTGAATAAAACGCCGTAGTTTTTGACAATGCTAATAAAGTCATTGCAAAAAAAAACCCTATTGGATAGGCAATCCTTACATCTAAGTTCTCCTGAAATAGTTTAGCTCTTCGATTGAACTCAGTTAAGTTCACATTCTCGCCTTTCTCCTTATAGCATAGAGTAGCTAATATAGAGTGTAAGTTAAAGACGATGCCTTCTTTGTCTTTAGTGAAAGTCTGCATTGAAACGAATTGCTCTGTGTTCCAATCCGTAGTGTATTGGGTTACATAGAACTTTTCGCCATTGACTTCAAACTCTTTAACCCACTCATCTGGCATGTCGCCTATTGTCGGAAAAGTTACCGACTCCTGTTCTTTTAAAAAGTCCATCCATGACATCTGTCTGTACTCGTCTACTGATTTACCAGTTAAAACGCTCATGACATTATAAGAAGTCCTGACATGGTTATCAGGCTCAATGTTTAAAGCTGCGTGAATCTCTTGAAATTTTAGTATTGTTATCATCGTATTGTGTAAGTTCCTAATCCTGGTTGCTGTAATATGTTTGTGAATCCGTATCTTAATGCGTCAATCGAGTGGTTATTAACTGCGATAGGTTGTCCAGTCGCTTTATTGTTTCTATCTACCTCCCAAATATAGCCTCTTAACTCTTTTATCAAATTAGTGCTTCGCTTGGTTACAAGTAGCTTCTGCTGTTGAATCAACTGTATACCATGCAAGATTGAATCTTTGCCTTTTAAAGCACCCATACACATTAGACCATAGCTTTGTAACTCTGCTATTGACTTTGGCTCTGCTGAGTCGCATACGGTCATCATTCTAAAGTCTTTTAACTTGTGGTAAATGTCTCTATTGCTTAACTCCTTTTGGTAGATTAATTCGTCTAAAATATAGTAGTCGTTGTATTTGTAGATTCCGACACATGCAGTAGGGTCAACAGAATATCCAAAGTCTAAACCTATTGAAACTAATCTCGCCTCATCAGGTAGGTTGTCAATAGATTCCCAATTACCAAAGACCACACCTTGAACAGAACCAATTTGCCCTAAGCCATACACCTTCCACCAGTTCTCCCAATAACTAGAAGTCTTAGCTTTCTCCTGAGCTGCTTCTATATCCTTTACAATGGATTCGCTTAAGCTCTCGTTATCTTTATAGGTTAATACTACCAACTCCGAATCATCGTCTTTTAGGACTTCACTATGCGCCCAAAATTCTGTCGTCGGGTTAAAGTCAATCCAAATGTATTTGTTTGTTCTTATGGCTAATTGGTGATAAGCTTCAAAGCTTACATTGTTAGCCTCGTTAATGTAAAGAATGTTTCTTCTTGCACCCCTTAATTTAGATTCTTGGTCAGCACTAAAAAACTCAATATAAGAACCATTCTCAAAAGTGTAAGTTAAAAGGGTTTTATTCCAATAGTCTTCACGATACCGTTTAGTCCAATCAAGGATTTTAAGAAAGTCTTTTATAGCTCCTCTCCTTAAGTGAGGGATAGATTCTGAAACGACGCTTATTTCAGTTCGTGGATGCTTAATCGCATAATCAATCAATACTGGCAATATACCAAAGGTTTTCCCTGCGGATGTTCCGCCCTGAATAACTCGCTTTCGCTTAGTTAGTTTTAGTAGTTTGTTTATTGATGTCGTCCTTATAAAAATCATTCATTATTGTCTGGGAATAAAGGCTGAGTGATGTTTACTGTATTGTCGACCTTTTCAACTAAACCATTTAGACGCTGTGTGATAGATGGGTTATATAGCCCAGCCATACCACCTTGTATTTGGTCTTCTCTGATTTCTTTTTTTATCGCACGACAGATGGGTAAAAATTCAGTATAAGCATCGTCTAAATTCTTAAAGTATTGCTCAACACATCCTACTCTTTTATAGCAGTAATTTTCAAACCCTTCCAAAGTCAAAGGCTTTTCTTTTTCTCTGTATACGCTTTTGCCGTCCTTACCTACATAGTCATGAATCAAAAAGGGATTTGACTTAATATGGTCTTTATATGCTTCGAATAGCTCAAGCATTTTTTCAGGTGATTCTATATTTCTTGGTCTACCTCTTTCCATTATTTTTTATCCTTTTTAATTTTATCCAAATATACAAAAAAAGTCTCTACATTCAAAGTATTATTGCTCTCTCTAAAGTTTAAGAAGTCTTCAAGAGTGAAATGCTTTACCCTTGTTATTGAAGAGTAGTGAGTTTCTCTTTGCTCAATGTTATTGTCTGTCATTCTTTTTGGCTTCATCGATTTGCTGATTATATCTAATTATCATGTCTTTGAACTCGTCGTAAGTTAGCATACTTATAAACTCCATACCTCCACTATAAAAGCTCGTATATTCTAATCCGTCGTAGTCTATGTACTTACCAAAGGAATCAATACTCATAAATACTCGTGGAGTTATGTCGCAGTCCTTCATGAAATAGCCTTCGCCTTCGTCTTCAGAGTCTATTTGGTTATTGGTTAATTGAAAAACATCAAGTTCTAACATTAGTAAATTTCTTTAGTTAAGTAGTCAATTCGTTTATTGTGTACACGATAGTTTCCATTTTCGTTTATTTCAATCATCGCAAAGCCCTGATTATGTTTTGTATTAAACGGGTCATAATTTGGGGCTAACTCACAAAGACATCCTGTTGAATAGGTCGTTATTAACTCGTGATTTAAAATGCTCTCAGAATGCTCTGAAGTTGTATGGCAATGTCCTATAAGCATTGAGCTCTTAATCTTCATATAAACGCCTCTCGCTGGGTTAACTGGAGAGAATATCCCTCTCACTATCATATGGCCATGTGTCAATGGCAACTTGCCAGCCATTAAGATAACATTTTGGTCATGCCAAGTTATTTTCTTTTCTCTAAGTTTAAGCCTTGAAGATAGCGTGTAGTATTCGTCATGGAATAGGGCTGGAGCTTTCTTCATTAAGTAGCGTTTATACCAGTTATCGTGATTGCCTTCAATCCAATGAATGGGGCAGTCGAACTTTTCAATCAACATCTCAAGGAATCCGTCGACCATGTCAAACCACTGTCTCACCTCTGAGTATAACGGAGGCGGAGCATCGTGTGAAGTAAATGGCTCATTGTCCAAAATATCCCCTCCTAAAACTATGCAGTCAATGTGATGGTCTAATCCGTATTGTAAAGCAGCTGTTAAGGCCTCATTGTCTTGATTTGGGAAATGTATGTCAGATAACCAAAGCACCCTTGTAGCTCCCTCAATCTTTACGAATTGTCTGATATTTGCTTTTGACTCAGGCAAGCCGAATGGATTCTCCCTTGTAAATAGGGTTTGTCTTTTTATTGGATTAGCGGAGTTCTTATTTACAGTTTGAGTCCCTGAATGGTATCTTAATGCACTTCGACAAGACGCTTGACTTTTAAAAAGAGTTGGATGCCTTTCAAATAGTAGCTGTGATATAGCATTTATACTCATGTCAGCATACTGCTCTAAAAATTCCCTTGCTATTCTGCCTTGTTTACTTAGTGGTTTGGCCATTGCTTTCTTTTGGTTTGGGCGTATCATCTGTCGCTTGTGAACCTTTAGGCCTTATTCGGATGATGATAGTTGCCACATAATTAATATATTGTTTTAGGCTTAAAAAACTAAGCCAGCCTTTTTATAATTGCTTGAATTTGGAACTCTCCGTCTCCATGCTCTTCGGGTTTATCGTGGTTAGTGCAGCTATCGTGGATGTCCATAGCTGCAAGCTCCCATTGGTATTGCTTACACCCTACTTCTATTAAGTGCATTAAGCTCTTTGTGTCGGGCTCTTCTTCTGTTTCAGGTAAAATAAAGAACTTATGGTCTAAATTCCATTTGCTTGGGAGTGTCTTTTTACGCTCGTATAAATCACGATGAGGCACACAAATAATCAAATGGCCTCCAGGCTTTAGGATTCTCATCCAATTCATAATAGCAATAACTGGCCTATCTAAATGCTCAAGTAAATGAGAATTGTAAACAGTATCGTATGTCTGATTCGGTACTGATTCCATAAGCTCAGCGTTTCCGTTGTCTTTATCCCATGTGTCGCACCAATCTGTCAATGGGTCTGCTCCATCAAATGTATCTATTCGGCCTACTCCGATGTCAATAACCTTTCTATCGTTTACATACGCTTCAAAGAATCCCTCTTTAATTCGTCTCGCTTTCGCTTTGCTTGTTTCTGCCATAATTATTTATTTTAAAATTGATACTAAAGTTCGTTTAAATTGGTCGTTTGTGTGGAATGTATACCACTCGCCACCTTGCGGAATTACATTAGGAGCTAAAATATACTGTTCTAAAACTCTTTTTACTTTGAGTTGTTCAGCTATTGCAAAGGCCATTGATTGACCCCCGATGAATAGTTTACATCCTGCTATGTACTGAGCCATCTCATAGGCATCTTTAACAGGCAAATGCTTAATCTTATCTGAATGGATAGCCATTCGTTTAAATTCCTTTTCTAATCCTATAAAATATACATTTTCATATCTTTCTAAAAAGGTGTAGTCTATAAAGATATTGTTATAACGAGTTGTTCTGTTTATTAAAATGTAATCGGTTTTGATTGGCTTAACAAATAAACATTGCTCACTTAAATTTGGCCTCAACTCTGGGTAAGAATTAGCAATCCAGTTTTGAATATTACCAGCCGATAGATTATAGTAGTCTTTTCTGAATCTATCTAAATCAAAATAGTACATAGGTTTTGCCTCCGTCACTAAGTTAACTTGGTTTATATAGTCTTGAGCTTCTAACAAAGGCTTCAAGAAATTGGCCATGCCTTCATTCATCATGACAGAACCCAAAGGATGAGTTTCGTCTGTGAATCCTGACGGCTGATTTAAAAGTAAATCAAAGTTGTAAGCTATATTATTTTTAATGGCGTGGTCTCTTAATGACGACAAGCTGTAAATGATATCTCCTGCATTGCCTGAATGCTTAATTATTTTTTGTTCCATATTGCGTGTATAAATTGTCTAATTGCCCGAATAAAGCCTTTGCCCATGCCATACCATCGCACCCCATACAAGTAGGCAAATTAACTTTAATGCCTAAATCTCTGTTTAAAGTCTCTGCAATCGTTACATCATTATCATTGAACACCTTGAATCGATGCTCAATAGTTAATCTATAACGACTTATAGTGTCTTTTAGTAGTTCGTATTGGGTTTGGGTTAGCTCCATAGATATCTGCTTACTATTTTAGTGATTAAAAAAGGAATAAATATCAATAGGTAGTCTTGTTCTGCTAATGCTAAAAACAACCCAGTCCAAAATGAAATACAAGGAGGACAACTGAAAGGCTTTTTTAATTGGTAGTTAGTGCCGTCAATAGCGTTTAATCTATCTAAAATGTACTGTGATAACTGATTAAGGCCAAAAGCAAAGCCACTAATCCATAAGCTTAACAATAGAGTCATATCTTAATTTATTTAATTTATTAATGTCGTATTCTTGGCGTACATATTCGCCCAACTGCTGACCAAGTTTAACCCCTTTTGATGGGTTGCTTATTAACTCCCTCATTTTGCCATCCCAATTCCCTTCTGAGACGATAACTAAGTCTTTGTCTATGAAGTCATCAAACACGATTGAATTACTTACTATAATGGGCAAATTGAACACCCCCGCTTCAAGCACTTTAAGTGATGATTTACAATTAGAATATGTGTCGTTAATCAATGGGGCTAATGCACAGTCTAATAAATTGTACATTATAGCATAGTTTCTAACATCTAAAGACTCAACTCTAATATATTGGTCAGGCTTTCTTGTAAAATCAGTTGTGAATATCTGCTCAATATAGCTCCAATAGTCTTTTGATTCCTCAGTATAACCGCCCAATAAGAGTTTGTGATTCTTGTTTTTAAGCAATTTACTAAAAGGGATGTTAAGCTTTTCAATGTCTTTGTGGTGATTCGCAGCCCCTACCCATCCGATAGTATATTTATCTTGTTTTTTTCTTTGTAGTTGGAATTGTGGTTGTGTAAAATCGATTCCATTTTCAATACAAATAACCTCTGTGTCGGTTAGCTTTTGGATTTCATCTTGTAATACTGGCGACGCTGTCCAAATTACATCCGCATAATCTATCGAGTCAAGTATTCTTTTCTTTATTAAAGGCTGTCTAATATCTTTAGAGCCACTATGCCATGACGGAAGTTCAATCCAGTCGTCTAAATCTAAGATGATTTTAACTTTGTGGTCTTTAGCCTTTTTTAAATAGTCTTCGTCGTGTTTGTAATGACGATTTAAAACAATGATATCAAAGTTTTTTGGGTGTAAATCTTTAGTAAAGCCATTTGTCCCAGTGATTTCTAAATCCTTATGAGTTTGGTTTAGATTGCCAAAAGGTATTTGTAAGCGATGATAACCAACGCCCGACTGAAGTTCGTTTATAAAGCAGAGTTTAACCATTCTTTTAAATTTGTTCTATATTCATTTAAAGCGTGTCTAACGCTTGTGTAAGGGATGCCAATCTCTCGGCTTAGTTGCTTTGTGTTTTTGCCTGATTCAATCAACTCATAAAGCAAGCGAGAGTGATAAAAGTATTTATTCGTTTGCTCTTTCATGTCCTCTTTTATTCGGTTAATGATTAATGACAAATTAATAGGACTGTCCTCGATTATCTCGTCAACCAATTCTATAAACTCATCAGTAAATATAAGTTCCTCTCTATTGCAGTAAAGCTTTCTAAACTTTGTCCAATTTTTTGGGCTTGTTTGGTAGCGTGCCGTTTGAATAGCATATGGCAATAAGTAGTCGCTATCGATTATCTGTTGCTTTTTCTCTTCGCTAAGTTCTAATAGTATGGTCATGACCTCTGACTTTAAGTCTTCGTGGTTAGCGTGTCCATACCTACGGCACATATCGTTAAATAGTTTGTTATTATACAAATTCGTTATGTGCTGATTGAAAGTCATTCAAGATGAGTGTATAACTCCTTTGGGATTCCTGCTGTATTTATAGCGTAGTTTATAGAATCCAATGGCACTATGACTTCGGTAATGCCATCAGACCCTACAAATTGATAAACTACATAATCCTCTTTAACGATGCGAGCTGATGCCCCATGCTTGTGAACTAACATGTCGTTAAAGTAATCTATGTTTTTTATTAAATCCATTAATTAAAACAAATTTACAATTTTGTTTGCTTGTGTTTTCAACATAATTTTAAACATTGTCTTTTTCAATAGACTTTATTTTAGCTCTATAAAGTTTTTTCATTTCGTTTATCTCATCAACAGAAAGCTTTAAAGGAATATGTCTTGATGATTCTAAAGCCTCTACTCTTTCGACTCCAATCTTTTCTAAAAGCCAAAATCTGTATGCATGATAGTTCCCTGACTTATTTACATTGCAATAGTTTGAACACTGTTTGTGTACATTGTCCTCGTTAAATCTAAGTGCTGGGCTTTCGCTTACTGCGATATAATGGCCAGCGTCAAACTTTACATTCGCTTTAGTTCGACAGCTTATACATGGCTCTTCAGCGTCTCTAAGTCTTATGTACTTATTGAATATTACTTGTAATTCTTTTAAGTGCTGAGACTTTGTCTTTAGTTTTTTCTTAGTTTCTGCTTTCTTTTTCTTGTTCTCTTTGTGCATTACGCCTCTCGAATAGTGTAACCCACACACATAAGAGCATACCACCTGAAGCGATTTAGTAGGCTCAAATGATTCCTTACAAACTTTGCACTTTTTCGCCTTCATTTAGTTCAATTACTCTTTGTTCAAATTTGGTATATAGGTCTTTGTATACTTTGTCAAAGTCAATCCAATCGTGATGCTGCCTGATTGAGTGAATGACTGTCGCATGATGCGGCAAAGTGTATAAGCTTCTTGAAATGTCTACCAATGCCATAGTAGTATTGTCTCTTAGATAGTTGCAATAAGCAGTCCTGCCAGTTACAATAGGCCTATGTCTTGTCTTAGTATCAACATCAACCCCGAATACATCTAAAATAGCATTCTTAATGTTCTGAATATTAGCGGATACTTTAGGCCTCGCATCTTTATGAGTGTTTAATCTGTATGTTAATCGCTTATAGTCGTTGGCTAATTTAGCATAACGCTCTTTAAGTGTTTTGTGATGGAACTCTAATTGTCTTAATTTGAGTTTCATTTCGGTGTAGCTTTGCTGTTCTTGTCTGTTCATGATGTTATATGTCTAAAAATTTTTGTTTGCTTTTATCGAATTTTAATTTAGTAAAACCTACCTCGCCATTCCTATGTTTTAGGTAAATGATTCTCATTATAGGCGTTGTGTCTATTGTCGATGGTGTTTGGTTGTCTTCTTCGTGGTTATGTAATGCAATTACTATATCAGCATCTTGCTCAATCGCTCCTGATTCCCTTAAATCGCTTAATCTTGGCTCTCCGTTTCTCTTTTCAACATCTCTGCTTAATTGAGCTAATGCAATAACTGGAACATCTAACTCTTTAGCAATAGCTTTAAATGTTCTACTTATTGTACTAATTTCTTGCTCTCTATTTCCTTTGCCATACACAGTTAATAGTTGTAAGTAGTCTACAAATATAGCCTTAATACCGTATTTTTTCTTAGCCTTCCTCGCTTTTTCTTTGAAATCTAAAAGGTTGAGCGATGGAGTATCATCAATATACAATGGTAAATTGAAGTTAGTTTTTAGTATCTGATTCCAATTACCCTCGTGAAGCTCTGCCTTAGCCAAATATTTCCCATAAACCCCAGTCATTGAACTAATAACTCTCATTGCCAACTGCTTTGAACTCATCTCACATGAGAAAAAAGCAACTGGATGCTTTTGTACTGCCAAGTTTACCGCTAAATTTAAAGCAAAAGCCGTCTTGCCTGTCGCTGGCCTTGCTGCAATGATGACTAAATCAGGCGAGTGCCACCCATGACCTATGCGATTTAATGCTGTGAAGCCAGTGTCTAATCCGTTTATCGATTTGCCACTCGATTGCATGGCCTCTAATTCCTTTATCGTGGTAGATGCAAGGGTATTAAAGTCTACAAAATCCTTTGAATTTTTAATAGTAAAGTCATCAAGCTTTGAGGCTAACTTTTGAACCATAGCAAAAGGGTCTGTGTTAGTTTCTGCACTTTTTAAAATTGTTTCTTGACAAGTTCTGATAAGTTCACGCTTTACGAATGCTTGTTTAATAATTGAGCAGTAGTATTCTAAATGCGATTTGCTCGATAGTTTAGTTGTGCATTCGCTTAGCTCTTTAATATACTTTCCGCTTGTCGCTTGGTTTACCGATATTAAATTGATTGGCTTGTTATCGTTTCCTAAAGCGATAATCGATTCAAGTATTTCCTGATGTTTAAAGCTTTCTAAATTGTTTGGTTGTATAGTCAATCGACTAATGGCCGTAGAATCGATGAGCAATATTCCTATTACGCTTGATTCGATGTCTGATAGTATCATAATTCTCTGTAAGTGTTTGGTGTGTAATTAGTGTTAGTGTTCGGTGTGTTAGGTATTTCGTCGTTCCATCTCTCTTTATTAATGTATGTTAGTGGATTAGGATGTCTATAAGTTTCGAATGGTTTATAGGCTACAAATGTATTAATAGTTTCCTTAATTTTTAAACGATTAGATTCGTTAATTTTAGCGAATTTTATTTCGCAGTCTTTTTTACTATTCTTTATTGGGTATATAATCCAAAACTCTTCAAAACTTAAACAAGTTTCTTTTATTAAATTATTTTTGTTTTCTTTATTTAGTATATCTTTCTTTTGTAGTTGCATGTCTGCCGTATACGGCAAAGCCGTCGACGGTGATTCTTGTTTTAAAGTATTAGATTCATTCTCATTGTTATATGGAATATCGTAAACAATGTGATTATAAGTAAACTTACCGTTTTTGTCATACTCTTTTATAGTAAGAATGAATCCTTTGTCTTGAAGCTCTTTAAATACTCTGTCTAATTTTTCTCTACCAACTTTTAATTGAATGTGCAAATGTGATTTTTGAATAACCCAATCATGAGGTAATTTTAATAAACATCCTAACAAACCAATCGCCTCTAAACTAAGCTCTTGTTCAAAAATAATATTAGGTAAAACAGTAAAATTTCCAGCGTGTTTTGATTTTTTAATACTCATTTTACTAATTCAATGTTTTTATATAAAGAACAAAGGTCTGAAATAATTTTATAAAATATATTATAATCATCAATTTTACATTCAATAAAATTAAAATCAGGCACAGATATTACACCTAATCTATCACAATTATCAGCTTGTTTATATGCGCATAATTGTAGTTTATTTTCTAAATAAATATATTTTTGATTAGATTTAAAATCACATATATAAATTTCATTATTTTGTAAATATTTTATGTCTAATCTGCCTATATAATTATCTGTTTCAATGTTTTTTTCAATATCAATAATTTTTTTGTCTTTAAAAAAATCATCGAATTTTTTTTGAGTTTCAATATTTTCAAAAGGAATATTATAAATTATATAATTTTCAATTTGTTTATGAATATTAGAACCAAAACTTAAAGATTTTTTTTTATAATCTTCTAATTTTATTCCTTGCAAACCAATTTTATTTGCCCATGTTAATAGAGCTGGTTTATCTAATAATGATATCAATTTAGTTACTGAGGGTTTCATTTAATTTATTTTCTATTTTTCTTTTATTTTTTATTTCCTTAAATTTACCATAGGCATCTGAAAATGGTTGTGTTTGGCCCAATCCTTTACACCAATAATCATTTCTTAATAAAACTTTGCACATTCTTCTCCATGATGGAACCCAACATTTTGATTCTAAATCTTCAGGCGCTTCATCAGGTATAATTAAATACCCTCTATCTTGCCATCCTTTTATAAATTTTTTAAACCTTTCTTTATAATGCAACATGGTTTTATTTGGCATAGTAGATAATAATAAATTGCAAAAACTTTCCCAAGTATGGCCTTGCGGTTTTGTTATTTTATGATACCCTGTTATATTCCCATTTTCTTGTATATATAATGCGCCTGAATTAACCCCATTAACTCTTGAAATTAATTTATACCAAGTATCAGGTTCTAAAATATGATATAACCATAAACCTCTTCGTTGGTCATCCCCATATGGCTGGCATAATCTTTGCTGACTAATTTTAACACCTGCCATCATCATTTTATCATATATTCTATTATGAGATAAGTGTCTATTTTTACTATTATATACCCATATATCTTCTGTTTTCCAGTCATAAATAGGATAAACATTATAAAGATTATTGGCAACTTTAGTGGTCCATTTCCAATTATTAATCGTTAAACCGTCTTTTCTTGAAACAATTGCTCTATAACGATGCAAACTTTCATCAGCTCTAATACCTATAAAAGCACCTGTATTTTTACCTTTTGAATACCATTCCCCAAATATTACCATAAATTCCTCAAATTCCATTTTGGGTATGTAAAAATCATATTGACTTAAATCACTTGCTAATTTTGGCTTAGGTCTAACCCATACATCTTTTTTATCTTCATCCCAGCAAACCCATCGTGGTTGATAATTACTTACTGCATTTCTTAAAAGTAATTCAGCACAAATCCAATGTAATTCAATATTATCTTTATACATTTCAATCATATGTTCGATATGTATTATTGTATCATTATATTGAGCCTCTAAATCAATTATTAAAACACCAACTTTTCTGTTCCTTTTTTTAGCTTCTTCCATTATTAAATGAAACATAACAGAACTATCTTTACCTCCTGAAAATGATATATATAAATTTTCAAATGCATCAAAAGAATTTGATATTCTTTCTTTACTTGCTTGTAATACAGTTTTTTCTAAATATACTTTTGTTGCCATATTAATAAATATTTACTTGTCTACCAATTGAAAGTGCTTCATCCATATTTAACTCTATTCGATTATATTTTAACATCCATATGTTTAAATATTTAAGCGCTAATTCATTTGCTAATTCTTGTTGTTCTTTTGATAACAAATTAAATCCACCACAATATTTAGACGGTATACCAGTTGAATAGCACATTGCAGCTTGTCCTAACCATGCAATTCTATTCATTGATTTATTAGTTAAATAATGTTCACATGAATTAATCCAATTATTTATAACACCTTCAAGACCATCCTTAAATCTATTTAAATCAGATAAATAATCGGCATATGCTTGTTCGCATTTTTCAGCAGTCATTCCATCTTTTTTAGATGCATAAAATCCAGCTTTATGACATTCCCATTTTTCAAATGTATGAAAAATTCTATCCGGGTCTGATGTATTTACTGTTCTATAATGCTCAACTTCTTCTTCTGTTAAATCATCCGTTAATGGTTCATAATCATGGATGGTGTCAGATGATTCCCAAGATTTACTAAAATCATCATCTTTAAAAATATCTTGTAAGCCAGTTATTTGACATAATCTAAGTATTTCATCTTCATCCATCCCAAGTTCTCTAGCTATTCTTTCGTTTTTCCAATTTCGATTTTTAAGTTCTAAAATAATTTCACTCATTGCATCAATTTGATGTTTACCTCTAGCTCTATTATGTCTTATAGTAGAAGCAATTCTATCATTTTTATCAGTTTGTTCTTTCCTTATAATTACAGTAGGGGTATAACCAAAAACTCTTTGCCTTACAATAGCTGATTCTTTACTTACTCTTGTTCTATGGAAACCATCAACTACTTCAACTATATCATTTTCTTTTGGGAAAGTTACAACAGGTTGAGTATATCCATCATTCATAATAGATATTTCAAGTAATTCCATTTCAGGTGGTGCAACTTTATTAGGGTTATAATCATTTGCTTGAACATTTTCGCATTTAATCCATTTAACATAATCAACTGGCTCATTTTTAAAAGGGCTTAATTCATGTATAAATTCTCTAATATTATTTATAAAATCAATTTTATCCTCAATTGATTTATTGCTTACTTCATTTAAAATAATGTTTTTAATATTTTCCATATGATTATTATTTAAGTTTATAGGTGTATTCTAAACGGTCATATTTGCTTGACTTTCTCCCTGACTGCTCAATCAATCCTTTATTCATTAAAGTGTTAACTGCTCTACGATAGCTCGTAATTGGAGTGTCTTTGCCTAATACATTTTCTGACATTAAATCAGATGAGCTAAACTCAATCCCTTTGTTAATAAGAAAGTAGTTATAGATTTTCTGATTCTGTACGGAAGTATCTTCTTTGTGTTCTTTTACTTTCTCTGGCGATTCATTTGCCGTATTAAAGTAGTTAGCGAGAGTGTTGAATAAGTCTATCATTGTAAATTTGTTTAAGGTTTTTAGTGATTTGTTGTTTCCATTTTTTAAAATCCTTGCTTAAAAGGATATTTGTTCTAATGATGTTTAAGTCTGTTTTATTCATATTAATTTTGATTTAAAGTGTTCTATCATGCTCTCCATTTTATTGACATAGAATGCCTCGAAGTTATTAAAGCCTTCAGAGTCCTGCTCAAATGAACGGTAAATAACAGCTCTTAATCGTTGTGATGGACTCTTGCCTATCGACTCGTCAAGCTTTAATCCATCTACTAACTCAAGTTCTTTTTTGGTAAAGTTCTCAGGCTTAATAGCAGTATAAGAAAGCTTGTTATGTAATGACATTATCTCGCCTACTTTGTTTGGGCTTAACTCGTTTGTCGCTAAACTTATTGACAAGGTATTGTCCTTTCGAGTGCTGATTCGTTCTATTATAGTTGGTAGTATAATCATTTAAAATGGCATTGGGTTTTCGAAAATCTCGTTACTGTTATTCTCTTGGAGTTTAAAGTATTGAGTATACTTAACTACTGGAGGCATAATTTCAAATCCACCGTTTTCAGAATCAAATACTTTTTGTTGGAGGCTTTGCAAGAACTTTTCTCTCATTTTTACTTTGTCAGATAGCTTCTTAGATTCTGCCTTTAAGTCGCTTAAGTAAACATCTCCGCAGTCTGTAAAGTCATATGACTTACGCTCTGCTCTGCTTATCTTATATCCTAATACAGTTGGCATGTCATCTCTACCATACTTGTCTAACTCTGTGTTGATAGCGTTCATAACTTGAGGGTCATTCTTAATGGTCTCGATTAATTCCTCTAAGTGTTTAAGAGTCGCCAGTGCCTCAAGCGGATGGACTAATCCATCCACTATTTCATTGATTGTGTCAAGGGCTACAATATCCTTTTGGACTTTTGTTTTTGGGGTGTTTTGTAAAAAGCTCATAATTAAAATGGTAATCCGTCGTTTTTAGTTTGTTTAGTTTCTGTTCCGTTTGCTTTGTTAATTACCCAATCAAACATCCTTGAAGCCATTGCCTCAATATCGTTGTAACTGCCTGAAGTTCTTTGGGCGTAGTAGTTAGTAGCGTTTGTCATTGAGTTTTGAGCAATTATCATTCGTTGGGTTAAATCCTCTCTTTGCTTTTTTGCTTCTAACTCTTCAGGGGTTTTCTTTGCGAATGGGGACTTGTTCTCACTGGCGTCCCACATGAATGTTTTACCATTCTTTTCTACCACATTACCGAATAATTCAGTAGCATTTGAAGTGATTAGTTGACTTAGTTTCGGATTAGCATCTAATTTGATTGAGATTTCCTTGCCTTCGATGGTTACAATGTTAGCCCATCCGTTTGCTTCTTTAGAGCTTTTAATTTTGATTGTTTGATTCATGATTTAATTGTTTTTTTAATATAAGTGTTTGTAATGTAATGTTATTAATTAAAGCGTCTAATACTCTATCTTGAGAATACTCTGAGAGGATAGAAGTAGGTAACGCCTTCATGATTGCTTCTTGTTCTTTCATTGATGACATTAAGCGTTTTAACTCGTCGTTTGTAAAGTTACTCATAATGAATTTAAAATACAAATTAAAGAGCCAATAATGAATGCTAAAATGCAAAGAGCATTGAAGCAGTTGTGTGCGATGTTTAGAAGTGTTTTTGTCATATTAGATTACTCTTATAGATTGGATTTTTTCTGAGAATGTTTTGTTTGATTGGTCCATTGCATGAACCATCCATGATTCAAGAAAATTATTGTAGGCCTTTTTAGTCATGTTAGAAGCCTCAATAATAAACTTAAATGCTTCCGTTGGGTGCATCATAAAGGTAATTGAGTTTGACTCACACTCGTAAGTGTAAACGCTTTGATTGTCTTTTTTAGTTTCGTTTGTTAGATTGAATAGTTGCATAATGTTTGTGTTTAAATATGGTACAAAGATACACTTACATTTTACATTTGCAAGTTTTAAAGTGTAAAATATTTAGAAAATAGTTGTAACTGATTGAAAATCAAGCAGAAAATTTTTAAAAAAAATTAAAATTCGTCTCCGCTATTTGCTAAAATTACGCAAATACAGAACAAAAAAACATAAAGTAATACCCCTAAAATTATAACCATTCTCTTTCAGGGATTTGATGTTTAGTTTGTTTGTTTATATCCTTGAATTTTCCTTCATTGGCTATCATGTGAAGCAATACAGCGTAGTTTGCCAAGTCTAAAATACTATCGTTTTCAGATTCATTCTTAGGGTTGTTAGATTTAAAAAGGTTTCCTAATCTGGAAACTTTCACAGCTATAAGATTCAAACATATTTGTTTGGCGTTCATGCCAGTTATTGCTCCGCTGTCTTTAAAGTTGCTTAACCTATCGTCGTTGGCGTAGTCATCGCCCTTTTTAAACAAGGTATGTTCCATTAGTTTGACAAGCTCTTTAAAGTGGTTTTGTTGGTCTGTTAGATTCATGTTTTTATTGTGTTAGTTTGCGTATTAAAATAAGGATTAAAAGAATAAATAATAAAGAGACAATGAAGCCTGATTTAAAATTGTCTAAAAAATGGCGTTTATTTGGCTTATAGAAGACTTTCTCTTTTATTTGATGGCTTACTATTGTGTCTCGTTTTAAAAGCGTTAAATTCAAAGTTTTCTCCTTCCACTTAACAACTGTTTTAACTTCGACTCCATCTTTAATTATTGTGAATGTGTCTACTAATGTAATTGAATCGGATTTAAAAATAGTGTCGACCTTGAATCCTTGAATAGTGTCGTGAACCCATCGAGTAGTGTCGCCTAAATAATGGTGTTTCATTAGCCAATTCATTTTGTTATTGGCTCGTTTGTCCTTTAGCGTTTGGCAACTTGCCAATACTAAGGCTAAGATTAAAATTACTTTATTCATGTTAGTTGTTTTCGTTATGCCAGTTATCGTAGTCGTCAATCATTTACCTATTGATTTTGGTTTTAAATATGTTTGTTCGAAGTCTTTAGCAAAGTCCAAAGTCTTGTTTATCTGATAGAGTGATTGCTTGTCTATATTTTCAATCTCATTAATAGACTTCTTAATATAATCGACTATACTTTTAGGCTTGGCCTCTTCAACTGCTTTAGCTACATCATCCCAATATAAACTTGATTCAATGCTTTGAGGTTGTTCTAATTGCAACTCAACATACAATAAAGCCGATTCCTTAGCGATTTTAAAAGCGTCTAAATGATTATAGTTTAACTTATACTTATCGATTAAGTATAAGGCCATCTCTTGGGTCGTTTTGTTTCTCATTTTATTAAGCGTTTAATTGCTCAGTCATTTACTACTATAAACTTAACGCCGTCAATCTCCTTTACCTTTACTTTATTCTTTTTGATTAGGTCATATGCCCATTGCGTAGTCTTGCCTTTATCAGTCGCAAAATTCCTTACTGTTCTCAATTTCATTTTGCAAATTTAAAAGTTTAAAGTGTAAAATCAAAATAAATTTAAAACAAAAAAGAAAACCTCACCATTTCTGATGAGGCCTTCTAACACCTTAAACATTTACATTATGTCCTACAAATATAGTCTTTAAATCATTTCAGATTCTTCAACATTTCAACAATTTTAGGCTGTGGGGCTATGTCTATTTTGTCCTTTCTAACTGAGTTGTGTGTATATACTCCTGGTTCACCCTTAAAAGCTCTCATAGTTACGCCCCAGATGTCATCGTTATAAGTTAATGGAATCGAATATTTATCTTTAAAATGGATTAGTAACTGTCTGACGCTTTCGATTTGTGCATCTGTGTAAGCGTGAAAGTATTTGTGTCCTTTATATTCAGTTTCCAGTTCGCAAACTTCTGAAGCAGGGACTTCTTTATTTACATAGTTGTAATATTTGCCGTCTTTTAGGGTTAATTGTCCCCAATTACAAATCTCAATTCCTATACTTATCTTATCCAAAGAAACATAAGGCACTCCGATTTGACCGAATACCTCTTTTTTAACACCTAAATGGTAAGCCCAATATTCTGATTTATAGCCTTGAATTATTTCGCCATCAATAGCACTTGCACCTTTGCCACTTATTACCACACAGGTAGCGATTCTTTCTTGGTTGTTTGCCCATCCTTTATAGACTAACTCCCCATTGTAGTTCCCTGCCGTATGGTGTAGGTATATTTGCTTCTTTTCGATAGCATCAGCAAAGAAGTTGCTTGCACTAAATGGAATCGTTTTTATTTTCATCCTTTTTAAACTTTTCAATAGTGGTAAATCCTAAAGCTAATATGACTATCCATTCAACAGCTTCGATAATCTCTTTGCTTGGTGAAACAAATAGCTTTACAAATAACAATAAAGCCCCTAAAATCCCTACGAATCTTTTAGAGCTTAGTTCTCCTTTGTCGCCTGTAAATATCTCAACAAACTTTCTCATCTACAACGGCCTTGACCTCTGTAAGCTTTACAAGGTTTATTCTTTTTTGAATGTATACCCTTGTTATTCTTTTTAGGTTTAATCCTAAAAGCTTTTAGTACATCTACCTTACTACTTTTTTTTGCCATTGCTTTTCCAATCTTTTAAAAAACTAACCAATAACGCTGAAATCAACGAAGCACTAATCGAAAATATAAAACCAGTGATTTTGTCTGCCCAATTTATGTTCATGTGGACAAGCATACAGCTCGAGAAAGCTGTGATAACTTCTAAATTATTATATAGTTCGTGTGCCTGTTTTATCATTAATTGTCTCATACTAAAAGTGAAACTACAAAAGCCACTACTTCCTCAAGCTTGTGATAAATTTTATTCATTGATTGGGGTCGGTGGAATTGGCGGGATGTACTCAACAAAAGGGCAGTCTAAAATCCACGCCCATTCTGA